ATTCGATAAAATTTAAGACCAACGAACTCATTGTTACTGCTGCAGAAGCGTCTAAATTAGATGGTCTGTCGGCATCATTTGCCATAATTGACGAACTTCACGAAGCACCCGATAATAAGATGTATAATGTTATAAAATCATCAATGGGTGCACGTGAAATGCCAATGTTTATTGTCATTACTACTGCAGGATTTAATACTGAAAGTTTTTGTTATAAACTACGAAGTTACACCATAGACGTACTGCATAATATTATTGAAGATAATAGTCAATTCAGTATAATATATACAATTGATGAAAATGATAATTATGAGGATGAAAAAAATTGGATAAAAGCGAACCCAAACATTACAATATCTGTTAATCCAGATTTTCTTGCAGATGAAGTAAATAAAGCAGTGCAGAACGAAGCTGAACGTAATGGTGTACTGGTAAAACATTTCAATGTGTGGACAAAGGCAAATACAGAAGAAGTCTGGATACCTGAAAAATATATTGTAAATAGTATGGAAAAAATAACAATGGATGATGATTTATTTAGTGATTTTGATTGTTGGGTCGGTATTGACTTGAGCAGTGTGAGTGATATCACCAGTGTCACGAAGATGATACAATTGGATAATAAGTTATATTTTTTTAATGATTTTTATATTCCTGAAGAATCAATAAATTCCAATATAAATAAGGATTTATTTAGAGAAGCTGCAGCACGTGGTGAAATACATATTACGTTTGGAAATGTATGTGATTATGATAAAATACTCTCAGATTTACTGGAAGTAAATAAAGCGCATCCAATACAATGTATAGGTTACGATAAATGGAATTCAACACAATTTATTATAAATGCCACAGAAGCAGGATTATTTTCACAGTCGTACAGCCAGACTGCAGGTTCACTAAATAAGCCTATAAAGGAATTACAAAGACTTATAATGACTGGTAATGTTATAATACAAAGGAATAGCATTACCAAATGGATGTTTATGAATGTAATAATAAAGCAGAATCATATGGGTAATTTATCACTTGACAAGAGCAGTAAAAGTAAAAAAATTGATGGTGTGGCAAGTATGTGTAATGTTCTGGGTTTATATTTAGAAAGTCCACGTTATGTATTTAACGTGTATTAAAAATTACAATTTCTTGTATTTATAAAAAAATAGGTTATATGGCTAATATTTTTAGTAGATTTTTTTCGAATAAAAAAGAAGAAAAGCGTGAGTATGAAGAATGGACAAATCCTATTTTTGGCACAGTATCCTTCAACACCTTTTCACAATACACACAGAGCAAAGCAATGAAATTAAGTACAGTATACAGGTGTGTAAATTTAATATCTGACAGTATTGCATCGCTTCCGTTTTATCCGTATACATATAAAGATAACTGGAAATATATTAATTATGATAGCACATTATATAATTTGTTAAACGTCCAGCCTAATCCTTATATGGGAAAATTCATTTTTATGAAATTAGTTGTAACGTCAATGCTTTTAAAGGGTGCTGCATATATATATATTGACAGGGCAAAAAATGGTAGTGTTGTTGGACTGACTTTGCTTAATGCCGATAATATAGAAACGGAAATTAAAAATAATGATGTAATTTACTTCGATAAAATAAATAAAAAAGCATTCGACAAGTCACAGTTAATAATTATCCTTAATTACAGCACAGACGGACTTAACGGAATTAGTACATTATCATATGCTGCATTAACATTAGAAATTGCATATAATACAGATGAGCATAGCCGTAATTTTTTCAAAAGTGGAGCAAATTTGGCTGGCATTCTGCGCCCACTTGCAGGTGTTAACATCGGCAAAGAAAAAGCATTAAAAGCCAAAAAAGATTTTATAAATGCACTTAATAGTGATTTGGGCGGGCAATCAGGTGCAATCGTAGTACTGGATAGTGGGTTGGAATATCAGCCGATTACAATAAGTCCGAAAGACAGTCAGTTAATTGAAAGCAAGCAATTCAACGTTGTTGATATATGCAGATTTTTCAATGTTCCGCCTTCATTAGCATTTTCGGAAAGTGGTAAATTTTCAACAGCAGAACAGCAAGGGTTGGATTATTTAAATAACTGTTTACTTCCAATAATAGAAAAGTTCGAAAATGAATTTTTTAGAAAACTATATCTTCCGTCAGAATGGGATGTAAGTGATTTGAAATTCGATACGGAAAACTTAGTAAGATTAGACGCAACAACACGTGCAGATGTTATGGTAAAATTACATTCTGTTGGTGGTTATACAACAAATGAAATAAGAGAAAAACTTAATTCAACATTCCCTGTAAATGGTGGTAATCGTGCGTTTATTCAAACGAACCTTCAGCCAACAGACGCATTAATTGCAGAAAATAAGTTAGATAATAATTTAAAATAATATGGAAAAAGAAGTAAGAAATTACGAAATAGAATTACGTGCAGACGGTGATAAAGGTATTGTTGAAGGTTATGCACTTTTATTTAATACTCTTTCACGTGACTTGGGCGGTTTTGTGGAAGAAATATTACCATCTGCAATGAATGGTGTATTAGAAAAAAGTGATGTTCTTGCTGTACTCAATCATAATGAAAATAAAGGGGTATTTGCAAGGTCACGTTATGGTAAAGGTTCTTTGCATTTAGAAGTAGATGATAAAGGATTGCGTTACTGGTGGAAAATTGGTAAGTCAGCATTACATCAAGAGTTAGCAGAATTAATTGAAAGAGGTGATATATTCAGTTCATCTTTTGCATTTACAGTACGTGAAGACGGTGAAACTTGGGAGAATATAGGTAATGGTATGTATAAACGTACAATAACACAATTTGATGAATTATTTGATGTTAGTCCTGTGTTTCGTCCTGCCTACGAAGCAACCACTGTTGGTAAGCGTAATGTTGACAAAATTGAAGAATTGAAGAAATTGGAAGCAGAAAAAGCAGAAGCAGAGAGAAAAGAAAAAGAAAAAGTGGAGAAAGTAGAGGAAAAGAAAAAGCAGGAATTAGATGATTATTTCAAATCATATGAAAATATTATACAAACATTTAAAAAATAATTGTATTTATAAAAAAGTATATATGGACTATAGTCAACTTATAGAAGTAAGAAAAAATAAACTTCAAGAACTTGAAGATATTTTCAATACAGCAAAAGCAGAAGAAAGAAAAATGTCAAATATTGAAAATACTGCTTTTGAAAATGTGAAGAAAGAACTTGTTGAACTTGACCAACAAATAGAAGAAAAAAATAACGAAAAAAATAATATTAATATTATAAATAAAAGAAATAATAAAATGGAAAATAGATTTTCTCTTATAAAAAGCATTAGAGATTATGTTGAAGGACGTGGTGCATCTGATGCTACGCTTAGTGTTCTTGAGGCAGGAAAGAAAGAAATGTCAAATGCTGGTATATCATACAGGGGTCAGATAATATTGCCCACAGAATATCGTGCAATTATCAATGCAACAACTGATAGTCAAGGTGAATATATAGTTGCTGAAGATAAAATGGGTTTACTTGGTGCGCTTCGTGAAAACCTTGTTGCAGTTAAGGCTGGTGCAAATCTCTTAACTGGACTAAAAGGTGACGTATCAATTCCCGTATATGCTGGTACTTCTTCATTATGGAAAGGTGAAAATGCTGATGCTGGTGATGGTGCTGGCGCATTCTCTGAAGTCACAATGTCGCCGAAAAGGTTAACCACATACATTGATGTATCAAAAATGCTTTTGGCACAAGACGGTGCTGGTGCAGAAGAACTTTTAATGAATGACTTAAATGAAAGTATTCTTGCAAAACTTGAAAGTACAATCTTCGGTAGTGCAAGTGGTTCAACAACTCAACCTGCTGGTATATTTTATGGTGTAACAAATACATCAACTGGTAGTACTGATTGGACTAAAATTGTTGCTCTCGAAACAGCAGTAAATACGTCTAATGCACTATTTGGCAAACTTGCATACGTTGCCACACCTGCATTAATGGGAAAAATGAAGACTACTGCAAAAGATAGTGGTAGTGGAATTTTTATTGCAAGTGAAGGAACACAAGTTAATGGTTATCCATTATATGTGTCAAGTGCTGTAGCAGCTAATAGAATTGTATTCGGTAATTTTGCTGACTTATTAATTGGTTCTTGGGGTGCTATTGACATTACAGTTGACCCTTATACACAAGCTGGTAAAGGTGCTGTTAGACTTGTTGTAAACTCATATTGGGACGTTGTAAAAAGACGTGCTGCATCATTTGCATATGGTAATTTAAGTTAGTCTTTTTTATCATAAGTTATTTTTTAAAAAGCCATCAGTATATGTGATGGCTTTTTTATTATTTTCCTTGTATTTATAATAAACATTTAGATATGAATTTACATATAAATCAACTTAAAAGGCAATTAAATATTGAGCAGGAATATAATGATGATAATGCAATATTACAGCATTATTTAGATGTTGCATATGCATCATCTTGCGAATATTTAAAATATGATGTAAATACATCATTATCGGGATTTACTGGAAATACATTACCTACTGGTTTTGTACAGGCAGTTATAATGTTAGCAGCACATTTTTATTTAAATAGAAATATGGTATCATTTGCACAAGGTGCGGAAGTACCATATAGTTATAGATTTTTACTTGACCCTTACAGAGATTTTATAGTAGGATAAAATGAATATAAATAATATGCGACATAAGATATATGTTAAGCAAGCGATAAGCGTTCGTGATGCTTTTGGTGCTGAAACAATAACATATAAAACTGTTTTTAAATTAAAAGCAGAAGTAAAATATATTAGTGGTAGTAAAGGTGTGGATAGAAACGAAATATTTAGTTTTACAAACGTCCAATTTATTACACATTATCGTGCAATTACTGAAGATATGATAATTGTTTGGAATGATAAGAAATATCGTATTAATTTCATACAAGAAATTAACTATAAGGAAGGCTTAATAATAACAACAGAATTAATTAACGAGTAATGGCAAAACGTCCTAATGCGGAAGATTATATTGACATAGAAATTATCAACGATGCTGAACTAAGAAAATTATTTACAGAATTAATTCCTTCAGTGCAGAACCGTATTGTATTAAGTGGAATGCGCAATGCCAGCAAGATAATCCTTCAACAAGCAAAATCTAATTTTAAAGGAAGACAGAAAAACAAGAGTTTAACTAATTATAGTAATTTTAATAAATCTTTTACGACAGAACCAATGCGTTCAACCTTTGGATTAAAAGTTGGAGTAAAAAACTATAAATATAAATGGATAGAATGGGGCACGGATGACAGATATTATAAAAGAGGTGTAAAACGTAGTACTTGGCGAAAAAGAAAAGATAATAGTGGTGGTCATTACACGGGTAAAATAATTGCTACTAATTTTTTCTTTGATGCTGTAAATAGTCGAAAAGAACAAGCGAAAAAAATAGTAAGTGAAGCTATAGTTCAATCATTAGAAAAAACAGTTGCAAAATATAATAAGAAATAATGCCGACTATATTTTTAAATAAAAAGAAATATAAAAAGGAAAAAGAAACAAGCAAAAGGGATAATCTCAATCATAAGGCAGTATATAATACAAGAAAATGGAGAGAATTAAGACTGCAATTTTTAATAGAAAATCCCTTATGTAAAAGATGTATAAAAGAAAATAAATTTAATAGTGCTGTGGAAGTACATCACATAATACCAATTAGTACAGTAAATACATTACTTGAAAAACGAACATTAGGATATGATTGGAATAATTTAGAAGGATTATGCAGTAAACACCATAAAGAAGCACATAAAAATTATAATTAATTATAAAATATTATAAAATGATAGGAATTGGAAAAGTAATATATAATTTATTAACAGCAACAGGAACAACGATATATACAATCGTTGGAAAGAAAGTGTATCCGTTAATAATACCAGAAAATACACAACTCCCTTGCATTGTCTATGAACGTAATGGTAATTATGAATATAGTAGGGATGGACAGGCAATTGCAACAACTGTTGTTGATATTACCGTATTGTCTGAAGATTATTCGCAAACAATAAATATTGCAGAAGGTGTATTTAACATTTTAAATATGTATAGTGGCGAAAATAG